GTAGTGCCGCATTTCCAGCTTGTTTCCCGTGTGTACATTGTCCATACACACAATGTAATCGACCGGCCTACGCCTCGCCCCGTGGTCATTCACGGATATGTATACATCCGCCTCCACTTGCTCTAAATCAGCGTCCAAAGACTTGCTGCCGCCCATCACGCAAATGCGCTGGCCTGCGTGTTTCATTATCAGGTCGCCCAATGGCAGTACTGGCTCAAAATTCATAGATTAATGTCCCAAGGTCTAGGCTTGCCATGAAAGCAGACTACATCTGCATCCTCTGGAATACCTTTCTTGCAGTGTATCTTGTAACTATACACTCGATACATATCTTGCCACCTGAGAGCGCCGCGAAGGAATGGAAGCAGAAAGCCCTGATCGCCTGCTGGCCATTTGGTGTGCTTTGCCATATGTCCTTCAGGGTCTTTGATCCACTCCGCCCAAATCTTTGCGCGTGTCGCCTCGGTCAAGTACATAAGGCCGGAGCCGATAACTTTCATGTCTCCGAAGTCAGTCAGCACAGTGTCAGAAAGCGGCATCTGCGGCATGTTGTAAATCGTGGTGTCCAGATCAGCAAAGAACAGATTGCCTTTGATGTTCGGCCTGAATAACTCCATTTTCGACCACCATCCCGGCCAATCGTATCTAAGCGGAATCACGGGAACGCCATCAACGGGAACATCCGAGAGGCAGACTAGATCAGGGATCATCTTTGCCAATCTTTGAACGTGTTCTGGGAGGAAATCTCCGCCTGATCTAAGTACGCAGATGTTCATTCAAACACCGCCAGCGTTAGCTTCGTATCGTATCGAGGGTAGTCAATCATCGTTACTTCAGGCTTGCGGCCTATCATGGCTGAATACTCGCTCAAGGCACGGTTAAATACAGGAGGATTGCCGCCCCTTCGCCATTTCCTGTCCATTATCTCCCCTATCACGATTCTCTTATACTGCCCCATGTTGTCGAGAATGGATTGTATCTCATTGTCAGGGATATGCAGTAGAACAGTGAAGGCTAGGACGGTATCAGCAGGAAGCCATGACTCAAACACTTGGAAGGAATGCTGCGGGTTATTCAGCCTGGCCGCATTGACCGCGTGAGGGTTAATGTCTGCCCCCGCGTATCTATCAGGCGCAAAAAAGCCCGAAAGCCTGCCGTCACCACATCCGAACTCAAACACCGAGCCGGAGCAAACTAACGGCAAATCCTTCAGGCTTCTTTCCGGGTATCGCTCCCCCGGCGGGGTAATGTGCAGCAAACCACTATTGCCACGCCAATACTCCGCCGGAGTCACATTAGGCAGCCTGGCCGAGTGTCAGAACGCCAGCAGTGTGCTTAACACTAGTGGCAATCTTCGTCCAGTTGGAGCCGGTTGTCAGCTCGGCATCTGTCGGAGAGGCAACGGAAGTGCTCCACGCGTAACCCTTCAGGCCGAGGCCGAAAGTGTAATCCGCCTGCATTGTGGTAGTGATGCGCTGCGAGCCGTTGCTTGTTTCAATGTTGGTGATCAGGTCGCCAGCATCGTGAACAATGATGCCGCCCTGAGCCAGAGACAGAACCTTGATGTCGTTGGTGGACGTGGCCGGAGTCTCGCGCAGCGCAGGGGCATCTGTCACAACAATGCGCTTGCCGAGAATCTCCACAACAGTCACGTTACCAGCAACAAACAGTTGACCAGAGTTTGCGATATTCTGGCCGATCAGCTTGTGATACATGGTGCCGTCCATCACGTCACACACCAGCAACTGCGAAGCGTCACCGAACAGCGCGTGAGCGTTGTTAATGTCTGAATAAGTCAGATCACGGCCCGTGCCAATGTCATTGGTAACAGTTGCGCCCACGTTCTCGATTGCAGCAATTGCAGAAGCGATGGAAGCATTCAGCATATCTTTCATAATGGCTTCCGCCATGTTCTGAGAGATCACCGAAACGGCCAGCGCAGGATTGTCACCAACCCAACGAAGCTGTGAAGGCTCCCACGCAATCGGGCCAAAGCCGCCAGCCACTTTCGCCGTGTTGTGCTGAATCTGAGCAAGGTTAGTGCTCGATGCGCTTGTGTTGGTCGCATAGCGGTCAACTCGGCGCTGTGCAGAGTGCAGGGAGCTAAACATAGACTTCAGCAGGAAGTCACCGTCAAAGCCTTGCGTAGTCAGGGTAATGCCGCCATTAGAGGCAGCGTTGAACTTGTCCACCATTTGATTCAATGTCTCAATGGTGCCTTCGCGGACGTATTCGTTAAAAACCTTCATGTTAGTGAGGGCCATCTGTGTTACTCCTTGGTAAAGTCATATTTAGACGCAAAATAGGCAGCTCTTTCTGCCTCATTCCCGTCGAGTTTTCCCTTCACAGAGCCAGCCCCACCAGCCCCACTACCTCCGCCAGCCCCGCCGCCGGAATTCTGATCTGCCGTGACGAAGTGCTTCCCATCATCACCAGCAGCCCATTCTTTTACAAAATCCTTTAGCGCCTTGTCGCCAATCTTGGCAACTCGCTTATCGCCGTCCTGCACTACTTGGGCATCGCTCTTAAGCATTGCCAGTGCAGCTTTGAGGTGAGCCGGGTTCTTCACTCCTGCGCTCACTAGCTCGGCGGTCAATCCCTGCTCAATCAGGAGCGAACGTGTAAAGCCTGATTCGGATTCGAGCGCCTTCGTTGAATCTTCCGCTTGCTTGGCAAAGGTCTTAGCTTCTTTCTGCGCCTTGTTTAAATCCGCTTTGAGTGTGTCAATCTGACTCTCTAGCGCCTCAAACTCTGCCGGGTCAATCTCTACCCCGCGCTTTAGCTTCTTGACCTCGCCCAACAGCTCGCGGTTCTTTGTCGCCAGCCCTTCAGTTGCGGAATCTACAGCAGCCTGAACAGCGTCTTTGAATTCCTGAGAATTTACGTCAATCGTCATGCTTTACCCTCCGGGTATGACCGAACTCTGTCCGGTGTTGGTGAATTGTACCACTATTTAGCGAAAAACATCAATTAGCATACTTGCGCTTTAGCTCGGAAACCTTTAGGGGCTTGCCGTTTCCATTCACAAGATCATCAAGCGTAAGTTTGCCAGCCTTGTACAGCTCCGCTCTTTCCTTGCCGAGAATATCGTCCACCTTCTCAGGCGATTGACGCGCAAGCCAGTCATCGAAAGTAGTAGAGGCTTTTACAGGCCCGCCAGCAGTAGCGCGGCCGCCGCCAGGCTCGCCAGTTGTGACGCGACCCAATAAAACCCCCCTACAATTATGGTGCAAAGGGTAGCGAGGAAACGGAATTGTGTGGCCAATTGGCTTCTTGTCAGCATCCCACTCTTTGCCATCAATGGCACCACACTGAATACAGGTGCGGGAATCTAGCGTCTCTAGCGCCCTATAACGCTTGATAATGTCCTGATTCGCATCATAGACAGCCATGCGAGCATCATTAGCCACGGTAGCCACGGAGGTCTGCACAAGTGTTGCGGCATTCTTGCGAGATATGTCCATGACTTGCCGGACTCGTTGCACTATCTGCTGATTCGTCTCGGCGGCAACAATACCCTGCCGCACAGCCTGAGAGAATCGGAAGGTTAAGTCTGCGTCTTGCTTTGCCCACCACGCGCCTTGTGCCGCACCTTGCACCACGGCATTGCCCGCAAGCCTTTCGAGAACAGCCTCAGAAGGAAGAACAGCAGCAGCAGGAAGCCCGCCAACAGTAACGGCAGCAGCAACCCGAGCAACATTGTCAGACGCACTAAGGGATGTTTCAGCAGCTTGTGCATAGTAATCCCGAATCGTGGCGCGAACCTCTGCAAGCTGTTTGGCAATCCTTGCCTTACTCCATTCCGTCAGCTTCTCGCCTGCCACCTTGGCGACTAGCTCCCGCTCTAGCTTCTTGAGAATAGCGACAACATCCGAGCGAACAGAAGCAGCGACCCTCATTAGGTCAATCTGTAGCTCTATGCCTGAGTCGAATTCCTTACTCAACTACCGGCCCCTGAGAGCGAATGCGCTCCTGTTCTTCCTCGAACGTGGTGTCAGCGCCGATAATCTCGCCTTGCTTCAGGTTGTCGAAAAGAACCTGTGAGCTGATCGCCCCTGATTGCCATGCTGCCACAAGTGCGGTCAATTCCTGCGCGGTCATGCCTTCTGGCACAAAGTCGGTGTTTAGTTGGTAGGATACCTCGCCGCCCGCATTAGCCCATTGCGCCATGATGCCAAGCGCCTTGGTAAGCGCAAAAGATATGAGGTTAGCCATAGCGCCGAGCACGGACATTTCGCCATTGACCCGCTGCTTCTGCGTGTCGCCCGATTCGACAGATGCTTTCTGAGCTTCTAGCATCCGAGCGCCTAGAATAGCCATCTCGGCTTTCTTGCCGTCCAGGTTCTGCCGCAGAGCATCAAAGCCTTGGACTACCTCTGCATACTCCGCATGGCCTTCAGGGGATGGAATGACGTTAGCAGCAGCGCCTCCGATGTAGATCGGGTTTTCGTCGTCAGGGTGCATTCCAAATATAAACAGCGTAGGCAAGCCGGAGAAGTGGCACCC